CAACTGGTGCGTTCCAAAAGGAATCGGCGTGCAAAGCGGTCCCATAAAACATCGCGCCGCACGCGGGGTGGCAACGGCGAAGGTGAGCAGTCGTGGCGGTTTTTCAAGGAGGAGCCGGTCCCGCCGGCCCCCGCCCAAAAAGGATGGTTGGCGAAATTAGGCGACATGTTTTCCCCGTCATCCAAACCGGCTGCTCCGGCTCCATCTGACCAGGTGGTGGCCCAGTTGTCGGCCCAGTTGGGGTTTTCCGAGACCGAGGCTGAGATGTTCCATCTTCATGCTCAGCGCAATGGTTTAAGCGACCAGTTGTATGTTCAAAAGGCGCTGGGATTTGACGGGACCGGCAACGCAGCCAAGTTTACCGAGGAATACGGCGACAAATTGCAACTGGCCCTCAAGATATACCGTGACCAAAGGGTACGTGCGCCGGCGCTCACGGTTGCCATGAGTACGTACACAAAAAGCCAAGAAAAATGGGGCCGGTAGACACATCATGTGTACCCGTCGTAGTAGAGGTAGATGCGTTCCACGAGTTCAGTGTTTTCATCGCGCTGGATACGGGCGATTTGTCGGTCTATTTCGCGTTTAAGTACGGCGAGTCGGGTCGCGATTTCGGGGTTTTTCGTTTTTCCGTTGGATGCTTGGTATTTGTCCGGATTGAACCGGATATATACCCATTTACCCGAGTGGGCCATGTAGAGGTCGTCGTACCGGGTTTCTTCGTTCATAGCGTCGTAAGATTTGTGTTGGTTCTCGTCGGTTTCCACGGCCAAGAGAGTGTTGCCGAGGAGTTGGTAATGGTCAATGCGCCGACGGATCGTGCAGTCACAGTGATGGGTTTGTATAGGACGATCATGATGGAACCCTTCGTAGTGGGCATTGATGAAATCCCGCACGGCAATTTCCTTGGTCTTGGACCGTATTTGAAAGGTGAGGGGGTCCAACGGAAATTCGCGGCGATAACATTCGGTGCAGTAGTTTTTGTATTTGATGTTGCCGACGCGCTGATAAGGGCATCCTGTCTCGGGGTTCCCAGGGCATTTTCGGCTTTTGACATCTATCATGGTATCCGTCTTGCACGAAACACAGCAAATTGGAATGGTTTCACCTGGTTCGTTGAATCCCGGAATGGCTCTGCCACATTGGCAACGGCGATTCACGACATTGATCATGGTGTCTGTTTTGCACCGAATACAACATATAGGATCCGTTTCTCCAGGTTCATTGTAAGTGGGAATGACTCGGTCACAGCGACAGCGCTTATGCTTCACATCCACCATCGTTTCGGTTTTACATGCCATGCAGCATATAGCACGCGATTCCCCGGGTTCATTATAATTGGGACGGGCTTTACCGCATTGACAAAGTCGGTCTTTGACATTGACCATCGTGGGGGTTTTACAGGATAAACAACATATGCGTTCTTTTAGACCCGGTTCATTATAATTGGGTATAGCTTTCCCACAGCGACATAACTTGTCTTTGACATTGATCATTCCCTCCAATTTACACGAGGTACAATGGGTGGCCCTTGTATTTCCGGTATAATTAAATGTCGGCGTAGCCTTGCCACATACGCATTTCCGGTTGACAACATCTACCATGCCGTCGGTCTTGCATAGAGAGCAATGTGTTCCTTTGGTCTGTCCGGGTTGATTAAATACCGGACGTGCGCGACCACAATGACATTTTTTGTCTACAATGTTGGTCATGGTACCGGATTTACACGCCAGACAATGGGTAGCAATGCGTTGTCCGGGTTCACCAAAGTAGGGTTGGGATTTTCCACAATGACATTTTTTATCTAAAATATTGATCATGGTATCGGATTTACATACTGCACAATGGGTAGCAATGCGTTGTCCAGGTTCACCAAAGTAGGGTTGGGATTTCCCACAGTGACACATTTTATGTGTTGTTATCATGTCGTCTGTTTTGCATAATGCACAGTGAGTGGGTTGTTTCGTATTTGGTAATTTGAAGGTCGGTATAGATGCACCACATACGCATCTTTTATGGATAATATCTACCATGCCTTCTTTTTTACAAACGGTACAACATACTGCACTGCCTTCATTGGGGTAGTTATATTTTGGTTGTGATTTTCCACATTGGCATCTTTGACAAGTTACATTCACCATATCATTGGATTTACATAGGGAACAACAAATGGCAATGGTTTCATTGGGTAGATTGAATGACGGTTGTGATTGGCCACATTGGCATAGTTTTTTACGTACATTTGTCATATCATCTGTTTTGCATGAAGCACAATATATGGCACGTGTTTCTCCTGGTAAATTGAAACAGGGTTCGGATTTGCCACATTTGCATATTCGGTACTGAGGTTTCATGTCTTCTTTATGGGCTTTGCAGCGTAAGGCAACCCCATAATGGGTACCGTACGAGGCTCTTTCGCGGCAGTTGAGGTATTGGCAAGTATATCTAGACATAACTTGGATATATGATATATCTTTATATTGAAACTTGCGGGAATCAATTTTATTTAGGTGAATTCAAATCAGTCATATTGTGATACGTGGCAGACGTTTGTATAGAGATGGCGATTCATGAAATATAGTGTGGTCACTTTTTGAACATGATATATTTTGCTCATTATATGGTGTGAACGGCAGTTTAGAAGATATATCTTCTAAACTGAATAATTGAATCTCCGCCATAATTTTTTCTTTTATAACACTATATACAATACCCAAAAAATGGCAGGTGGTCTTTTGCAGCTCGTCGCATACGGAGCCCAGGACGTTTTCCTCACTGGAACCCCCGAGATTACTTTCTGGAAGGTGTCGTACAGACGCCACACGAACTTCGCGATGGAGTCCATCGAGCAGACCTTCTCCGGCCAGGCCGATTTTGGCCGCCGTGTGACCTGCACGATCTCCCGCAACGGTGACCTGGCTTACCGCACCTACTTGCAGGTGACTCTCCCGGAGATCAACCAGACCATGGCGCCGGCCACGAGCTCGGACGGTGTCTATGCCCGCTGGCTTGACTTCATTGGTGAGCAGCTCATCGCTCAGGTGGAGGTGGAGATTGGTGGCCAGCGCATTGACCGCCAGTACGGTGACTGGATGCATATCTGGAACCAGCTCACCATGACGGCGGAGCAACAGCGTGGCTACTTCAAGATGATTGGCAACACGACCCAGTTGACCTACATCACGGACCCCACGTTCGCGGCCATCTCGGGCCCTTGCTCGGCCACGGGCGGACCTTCCCAGGTGTGCTCCCCGCGCAACGCGCTCCCGGAGACCACCCTCTACATCCCGCTCATGTTCTGGTGGAACCGCAACCCGGGACTCTCGCTCCCGCTCATCGCCTTAAACAAATCTGTAGGGCAGAAAAGTATCCAAACTAAAGCATCCGAGCCCTGCTTTAGTAAAAATTTGTTGTGGTCTCGGGAGGAAGCTTTTCCTCATACCCAGATGCTAGTCGGTGCTTGCTGCTAAAGATGCCGCAAGTGAACTGGCAACACGACCAAACTGCGGGAAACCCGTAAAGGCGTGGGTACCAAGCTGTAAACGAAAGTTTACAGTGGCTGAGAATAGAACTCAGGTATGGTAAAAATCCCCCGCATGAAGATGTGCAAACATCTGAAATCGGCAATCCGCAGCCAAGCTCCTACGTCCGATATGATAAGGATATGGAGAAGGTTCAACGACTAAATGGTGGTGGGTCTGAGTGCACTAATCATGCACGATGAAGACTTAAGATATAGTCTAGTCCCTGGCAAAAGTTTTCATAGAGTTATACTGGTTGATCAACTATGAAAATGCCAATAAATATCCCGAAAGGGAGGGTATATGTGGTTCGTACAGTACCACGAGGTCAAGATCAACCTGGACATCCGCCCGATTGGCGAGTGCCTGTGGGCCGTCAAGACCCTGACGTCCAAGTACGGCTCGGGCACCGTGTCCGCCACCGTGCCTTACCAGCAGTCGCTGGTGGCGGCGTCCCTCTACGTGGACTACGTGTTCTTGGACACGGATGAGCGCCGCAAGATGGCCCAGAACCCGCACGAGTACCTGATTGAGCAGGTGCAGTTCACGGGTGACGAGTCGGTCGGCTCGTCCTCCAACAAGATCAAGCTGAACTTCAACCACCCTTGCAAGGAGCTGATCTGGGTTGTCCAGCCGGACGCCAACGTGGACTACTGCTCGTCCCTGGACAACACCCAGGTCCTGTTCAAGACCCTGGGTGCGCAGCCGTTCAACTACACGGACGCCATTGACGCCCTGCCCAACGCCATCCACGCGTTCGGTGGCCCGGCGGAGACGGCCTCGGGCAGCTTCATTGTGTCCTCGGGTGTCTTTGACATGGCGGGTGCGGTGGACATGCCGACCCCCCAGACCGCCCAGACCTGGCAGACGTCCAGCTCGGCGGACTTGCCGTTCACTGCCCAGGTGGGCGCGGCGGAGGGCTCCTACGTGTCCGATGCCGGCACTTTTGTGCTCGCGGAGACCGCCTTGGACATGCACTGCTGGGGTGAGAACCCGGTCGTCACGGCCAAGCTGCAGCTCAACGGCCAGGACCGCTTCTCGGAGCGTGAGGGCTCGTACTTTGACGTGGTCCAGCCCTACCAGCACCACACCCGCGCCCCGGACACGGGCATCAACGTGTACTCCTTTGCCCTGCGCCCCGAGGAGCACCAACCCAGCGGGTCGTGCAACTTCTCGCGCATTGACAACGCCGTGCTCCAGCTGGTGCTCTCCTCGGGCACCGTGGCGGGCACTGCCACGGCCAAGGTGCGTGTCTACGCGGTGAACTACAACGTCCTGCGTGTTATGTCTGGCATAAACAGAAACAAACAGCTGTGCCCAAAAACAACCCGCCGCAATCAAACAGGCCCTGTTTGCGGAAACTTCGGTAGAGCCCCTGTTAATATGGTCGCTTGTTGTTAGTGAGGTCGCAAGACCTTGCAAGACTACTTGTTGTTCGGGAAACCCCTTAGAGCCTCAACTACGAAGTGTGATTGGGAAACCTTCACATGGCGGAGAACGGAACTCCGGTATCGTAATAATGTTGAGGATTGGGCAATCCGCATGGTTACAACCTAAAGACGCTGGTAACACGCTAGTCTATGGTTGGCCGTCAGAGACTGAACGGTAGTCGCTCGGTAGTGAAGGTGTAAGCAACCGGAACCGGGTTAAGATACAGTCCGTCCCCTAGGGAAACTTAGGGGTTTTACATCTATTCTTAATAGTAATTTTATTAAGGGTTTGACTGCATATTTGCAGACCAAAAAATAGATGTAACCACTCAACAGGCTGGAGTGGCGTACTCGAACTAAAAACCAACTATGTACATTTTTAATGTATTTAGAATTACGATATACTTAGAAAAGTAATATAAAGAGTAAATAAGATTACTCTTTATACCATGACGTGCGTATTGTATTCTAATCCTGAGTATTGGTATGACAAAGAAGAGAATTGTGTACACATTATATATCAAGAAGACTGTGTGTTTATAGTGGATATTCAAGACCATATTGATATACTCAATTCCGGCAAGAGATTTCTTGTACGAGAAGACCGGGGATATCCATATTATACTGTAAATGGTAAGCAGGTAACGTTATTGGAGTTTATTTACAGGTTCAATTATCTAACAAGTGAATATATATTTATTAATGGCAATTTTGACGATTTTCGCAGGAGCAATGTGCAGATATTTCATGAATATCATAAGACAATTCAAAATAAATATGAAATAATTCAGTATATATCGGGTCACTATAACAATTATGGTATAGATGCCTTTATAATGAAGAATCCAGTATGGATTGTTAATGATGATGGAAAAGAAATATTACAAATGTTCTGTGAAAAAACAACCTTGACCAAATTATGTAAACAGTCCTATCAAAAAATATTAGACTATGAAAAAATGCATGATGAAAAGATAACATGGTTCTTATGTGCTAATGGTTATATTGCAGGAAAAATTAAAAATAAACAATTGTACATTCATCAGGTAATTACGGGTTGCTTTGGTAATGGTCGTGGAACTTCCAACGTGAGTGTGGACCACATTGACAGAGACCCGTTGAACAATATGATGGAAAATTTACGTATAGCCACACGTGAAGAACAAGAACAGAATTCCAAAGGTATTGCACCCAAAACCAAACGGGCTAGACAAACTAAGGCCCGACCGTTACCGGATGGTATCACTCAAGGTATGTTGAAGAAATATGTTGTGTATTATTACAACATCGTGGACAAGAGCAAGAATAAAGCACGCGATTTTTTTAGTGTGGAAGGTCATCCAAATCTACAAAAACGTTGGGAATCAACCAAGTCAAATAAAGTGTCTATTATGGAAAAATTGCACCAAGCCAATCAAAAAGTTGAAGAACTAGATAGTCTTTGTGTACACTCGTAAATAGATACCATTTTATCTATCATCGTTTCAAAAGTGTAATTATTCTTGGTGAAGTTACAACTATGGCAACATGTACGGCAATTATCAAGTAAATATCCAATATTGCTATCATATCTATCAATACCATTATTATGTGTATCTGTAGTAGGCTTACCACATATATAACAGGATGCCTTTATGATTGTGTTGAACTCGCTTTCGGTCAAATCAAATTCTATACCACGACGTAATGCCGATTTTTCATATATAGAATACGATACCTGTGTATGATTTGAGAATATTTCTGGATGTAAATGTCCAGAGATACGACCTGCATATGTAAGGATATGTTCTATACGTTGAATGAATATACGAATTGAATCGGTACCTTTCAGGTAATTACACATTTGGCAACAACTTACACAATTTGAAGCTTCATATATGCCTTTTGAATCCATACGATCTACACCATTTACACCCGAATATTGCAGTATCCCACAATAATAACACGGCTGCTTGATTATCTTGTCAAACGTAGCTTTATCTATTGAAAACTCTATATTTCGGCTTCTGGCCCATTTTTGGTAATTGTAATATACGCGTCCCCTCGCCAACTTGTTACGATATTCTTTGTCGCGGTTCATGTCCTGTTTTTTGTTGTCATCACGACATACGCGGCAAGTCTTTGTGACAGTATCAGCCTTTTCTCCCTGGAACATCTCCATCGGTAATATTTTACAGCATACGGTGCATGGTTTCTCTGTCACCACTGCTTCCGAAATATCTACCTGAATATTTGACTCTTGTGCTCCTTGGCGCCTCGTCTGGTCTTTTTTGCGATCCTTCGCTAAACAGGCTTCGCAGCGTTTTTTAGGATGTTCCAGGTCTAACTCCGTACGGCATCCGCGTAGATAATTCGCACATAACCGCATGTTCTTAGCTTCTACTTCTTCAATCAAATGACAGATGTCATGTTTGAGGCAATACGCGTGATCACTGGATCGTTTATTATTGCACCCGTCCTTTTTGCATAATACGGCGGATTCACGTATTTGTTCGCGCACTTTACCTCCGCGAATGCGGCATTTCTCACACGTTTTGGTACCGTCTTCTGTAAATACCATCTTCTTGCACCCGCTACAAATGACACTGTTTGACAGCATGTCTTCAGTGTAATTCACCATGTAGTCATGAAATTTGCAAAACCGTGTATCTCTCAAAGCATGATTCCGACAACCGTTCAGATTTCTGTCCTTTGCCAAACACCTCATTGTGTGATGTATTGTATATTGTGTATGTATTTATATCATATTGGATTCAATTTTTACTACAATGTTTTACTGACAGTCAATTAAGAGGTAGTCATAAAAACTATACGAATATCCACAACCTTGTGCGGTTTCAAATTGTCAAATCTGTAAATGTAAGCAATTGCGCCGTCTGTACATAACTTTTTCCTTCCCACCTATATATATCACACAAACACCATGCCTGCTAAGAAACCGTGCCAAGGAGAAATTGTCCGCATCGGCGGCCACGATTGGTGCGTCGGTGAGAAAATCCAGTCCAAGTGGAAACACTCCAAGCTCAACAAGACCAAGAAGACCAAGAAGCAGAACAAAACGGCCGGGGGGAAACGTCGGACCCAACACCGTCGTTGAATGGAATCCAATCCCCAGATAATGTATAGGATCACCCCGTAACAGCATGAAACTCGTCGGGTTCACGGACATGTGCCCCCCGGCCTATGTGTATTTAGTCGTGTCTACCATGGCGATTACCGTGATGTTCCTGCAAAATTATTATGTCATGCAAAACGTCTACGGTAGTCCCGACCACAATGTGTATTGTTTAGGATCCTACAGTTGTGAGGTGAGCAGCGTCGGCATGTTGTTTTTGATCAAGGTCCTTTACATTCTTTTCTGGACGTGGGTACTCAACCTCATATGCCGCGCGGGGGCTCCGGGCTTTGCCTGGTTCTTGGTTCTCCTTCCCATCTTGGTATCGTTCATCCTCCTGGCTTTCCTGTTTTTCCAAGGCAACTAGCACTTTCCCTATCCGCCTCCCCCCTTCCATCCTCATTATGTGATGATATATCAGATAATGACCACTAGACGCCGCCACACTCACTCAAGGTCGTCGGCTGCGACACGTGCAACACGAAACAAGCATCGGTCTGTACCGACCCCTCAAGTACGCACCCAAGACGGTTGGAAAATCATTCATGTGGCGGGAACCCCCCAAGAACGCGGATTCACCCACGGATTTCTCCTTCACCAAGAATTGACCCGTATCCAAGAAAAATTCCCGTTCATTGTGAACGAAGAACTCAGGTATCCGTATAAAAAATACCTCGCCACGTGTCGCCGGACGATTACCCCGCTCTTGAAAACCGAATACCCCGAGTTTTACCAAGAGATCCAGGCGATTTCCGAAGGGGCCAAGCAGGCCGGTACAGACATTCAGGTGGACGTCTTGGTCGCTTGGAACGCACTGATGAGCATGTACGAGTATTTGCATCCCGCCCCCAAGCGGCGCGAACGCAGTGGGCGTTGCAGTGCCTTCATTGCCACGGGTAAAGCGACCCGTAATGGCGAAATTGTGATGGGGCACACCACGCATACCGACTTGGTGTCCGGGACATTCTTCCATATCGTGATGTATGTGCGGCCGCATCGTGGTGTCCCTTTTTGCATGCAGACCGCGGCCGGATGCATCGCCAGCGGCACGGACTGGTTCCTGACGGAGGCGGGTATCGTGGGCTGCGAGACCACCATTGCCGATATCAATTACCGTCCGACATTTTCCCCAGGACATGCTCCCTATTTCTGCAGGATACGGCATGCCATGCAATACGGAAAATCTTTGGATGATTATGCCGCGATCATGACACACCATAATGCAGGCGACTATGCGTCGTCGTGGCTCTTCGGCGACGTACGTTCTCAAGAAATCATGCTATGTGAGCTGGGGTGCAAAATCACCCATGTCCAGCGCACCCGCGATGGTATCTACTACGGCATGAACAGCGCTATTTCTCCCGAATTGCGGGCCCAAGAAACCGACGACCAAGAATTTTTCAACCCCCAAACGTCGTCTGGGGGACGCAACGTACGCCTGCATGAATTGTTGTATAAGACCCACTACGGCAAGTTGACTCCCGAAATCGCTCAAACGATTCTATCGGATCATTACAACGTGGCGACCAAGAAACGGAAACCCGGGGCGACCACAATTTGTGTCCATACCTACGACGACGCCACGGATTACGCCGAAAACTACCCCCACGGGTGCACCGATGGAAAAGTCTTGGATGCGGTCAGTGCCCGTCGGATGACCTTCTGGGGTCGCTTCGGTCCCTGTTGTGGTCGCGGGTTCCAGGCCCCCGATTTCTTGGAACATCATCCGCGCTACAAAAAATGGCGTGGTGTCCTGGAAAGTTACCCGGTGCATCCATGGACACCATTGCACGCATGATCTCCCCATAAGATGGATAGATCATACCAAGGACAGTATAGGATCATACTACGACCCCCATCTCACGACCCTATTTAATCCATGGTCAAGACGGATTTGCGAAGGGCGTAGTAAATCAAGGGGACAAAGACACTATAGAAACACCAGAGTCCTCCTACATGCTCGGTGCCGTAAAATAATCGTGTGGTCAAAAAGAGTACCATGGATTTGAACGCGCATATGAAACCGTAGGTTGGCCAAATATGCGGTACGGATAATTGCGGTTCTTTGGTGTGGACATGGACAGTTCCTGTACGCGGACGCCAGTGCATCAACAAGGGAGTACCTACGTACCAGAGTCCCCCCATGGTCAATAAATAAGAACCGTAGGCGTATTGGAAGTGCTTCATGTAATTCCATTGCCAGAAGAGATGTGTGCTGCGGTCTTTCAATGTGCACTCCTTCTCTTTGGTCGTCAAAAATTCCCAAGAGTAGCGACCCATCACCACGACATATAGGACTAATAAAAAGGCAATGACCCAACGGTTTATTTCTGGCAATCCGGTATTGATGGTGAGAATCGCCCCACCCAATACTAGTGGCTGCAGATGATTCAGGACCATGCCCGCAATAGAGACAGCCCGGTTGTAATCGTCGCATATGGGGTGATTCCAAAGCAAATAATCAATACCCTGCATCAAGGATACAAAACCGTAGCATATGCCGAAAATTTGGTCGGGGAATGCCCCTAAACTGTATACCATGATGGCTCCGGCCAGACCCACCGTCAGTGAGAACAGGCTCATGGACGCGGAAAAACACATGGTATCTTTGACGAATTCTCCTATACTATTTGTTTATTTTGTGGCCTCGGAACCGGACAAAGGTCCGATTTCCATGACAAATTGCGTGCTCCCATTACCGGTACGATTCAGGGGAGTCAGTTCACCAATAGGGTGTTCATCGCCGAGTAAATACGCATCGTCTGGGGGGCCACTTTCCAGATCGGCAACAGGTGCCGAGATATCGTGGGTGGCAGCAGACAACAATAGGGTCAATGTTTCTTGGTCTATTGAATCACTGGTCAACAGCGATTTGACTTTCTGTACGGTACTATTGTCCACCTGTCGGTCTATGAGAGATTTATAGATGGCAAACCGGTGTTGTTTCATGACGGTGGTTGGCATGTTTGACGATTTTTTGAAAAAATCGCCGACGAGGATGATTTTCAGTTTGTCCAGCATTTCGTTGCTGCCCATGATTTTGACATGGTCTTGGAGATAGCTGTAGAGCTTGACCCGTTCTTCCAAAGGAACCGTGGCTAGATGTGACGAATGGTTGGACAATATTGGGGTGAGCTTCTCCATGATACTTTCATCAATGTCATTGTGTTTGTTGAGGAGCTTGCAATAAATATCAAAGCGTTCTTCCGAAGACACGGAATCATCGTCATCTTGGTCATCCAGATGCTTTTGGGGAGACAATTCGGCAGACATGTCGTTGACTTCGGTCGCTGCCGGGGACGGTAGGTGAGAATGATGACGACGGCGAGTTGTGTGATTTACCTCAGACTTGCCGAAGAAATAGGACAAGAATCCTCCGGTAAATGTTGACGAAGACGGTATCGCAGACGTATGGGATGGATGGGTAGCCCGGTTCGGTTTGTGTTCTTTGGCATCGGTTTCACTGTTTCTGGAACCGGCGCCCGAGGAGAGACGTTCAATTACGACCACATCAATGGGAGCCAGCTGGTCTTGAATGGATTTGTCCAGGACATTGGAATTTTCAATCATTTTGCAGTAGACGGCAAATTTGCCGTCTAGATATTTGAGACCGTCGCCGTTACGATGTTCCGGTTCCAACGAAAGCACCTTGTAGATATCAATCGCTGTGAGGTAAAAGTCGCGACTGTTCATCAACTCATTTTCCATCTTTTTTTGGACTTGCAAGAAAAGTTCAATGGAACCGATAAGACCGGTCACCAGACTCAACATGCAACATATGATGGAGATATATTGTTGTTCTAAAAACGGTTGTAATCCAATGTTCAGTACCGACGCAAACGCTGAAATGATGATGATAGGGATGCGAAAGTATTTCAACAGCGACAACAATAAGAAGTACTGTTTTTTGTGGTAGTCGGATAAAATGATACAATTACAACGGATATTTTCTAAAATAATGTCGGCGTCTTCAGGCCATGCCGATCCGCGGACCGCGATTCCATCCTTATCTTGTATATTGCGTTCGGTATCACTGAGACTGCCATCTACCTTGGTGGAATTGTTCGGAAAGGGTGTAGACATGACGGTATACAATTACGCGAGATAGATTTTCCATGTTACAATGTCACATGAACAAGACCAAGGTGCCTCCATAGGTAAAATTGATTTAGAAAACTTCCAACTGTATTGTAAAAGAGTACATAAGATGTCGGGAAAACCAGTCATGATCAAAGATGTGGTGGAGTCAGAGGGGGTTCTTCAATTTACCCTATTTGATATTCCCATGTGTTACGCGAACGCATTGCGTAGAACGGTGTTATCGGATGTTCCCGTATGTGTGATTCGCACTGAAAATGAGGCAATTAATCAGTGTCATTTTGAGGTCAATACGACGCGATTTCATAACGAAATCTTGAAGCAACGGCTGAGTTGTATTCCGATTCATATCAAAGACATGGAGGTTTTGCCAGGAAAGTACATATTGGAGGTGGATATGCAGAACGATTCCGATGAAATAAAGTATGTGACTACCGAGCATTTCCGCATCAAAAATAAAGAGACGGGAAACTACACGACCAAGGAGCAAACACGAGAAATATTTCCCCCTGACCCCATGACCCATGATTATATTCAGTTTTGCCGCCTACGTCCCAAGATCAGTGACACGATTCCGGGTGAACATATCAAGTTCACGGCAGACTTTTCGGTATCCACGGCCAAGGAAAACAGCATGTTCAACGTGGTGTCCAAATGTACCTACCAAATGACGCCGGACCGGGAAGCTGCCGAGAAGGAGTGGAAAAAACGCGAGGGGGAATTGAGAAAAAAGCTGACTTCTATTACGGAGGATGAAATAGAATTTGAGAAGCGAAATTTTGAACTGCTGGATGCTGAACGATATTATACACCGGACAGTTACGATTTTACGATTCAGTCTCTCGGAATCTATAGCAATTCGGAGGTCATCAAGAAAGCTCTCATGGTGCTACAAAACAAATTGGTGGATGTGATACAGCTCGTGGCCAACGATGACATTCCGATTAGAAAAAGCGAGACCACAATGGAGAATTGTTATGACGTCATTTTAGAGAATGAGGATTACACCCTGGGAAAAATCGTAGAATTCGTACTCTATGAACGTTATTATATGAAGGACAAGACGCTCTCATTTTGTGGTTTCAAAAAGATGCACCCGCATTTCACGGAGAGTGTCTTGCGTTTAGCCTTTGTGGAGCCGACTGAGAAGGACCAAATACGGTACGTATTGAAGGAGGCGTGTATGGAAGGTGAGCAGCGGGTCAAGCAAATCTTCGGTCTATTCTAATATAGAGGTGCAAACATGGAAACATGGGCAGCGTATGCGTGGGCGTTTGGTATCGTGATTATGGTGATGTTTTTTCCGCAACAGTCCATGCAGACCACCGTCAACAGTGCGTGGTATAAGAACATACGTCCGGCGGCGACCCCGCCCAATTACGTCTTTCCTATCGTCTGGACTGTCCTTTATTTTTTGATCGGGGTGGCGTTGGCACAGACGCTACAGTTACCCAAGTGGACAGATACGGTGACGACCCTGTTGTATGTTTACGGGTTCAATTTGATATGCAACGTATTGTGGTCGTTTGCCTACTTTGGTAGTCGGGACGTGGCGTTGGCTCTGGTGATTTTAGCTGCAATTGTGTTCTCCACGGCGCTGTTATTGTATTATACGTATTTGCTGTTGCCCTTGTGGGTGGTGGGTATCTTGGTGCCGTACCAACTATGGGTCATATTTGCCCTGTATCTGAACGCGGCGTCTCTATACAAGATGAAAAATTGATTCTTGTGCATGACCTTTACAAACCTGCATTATACCCACCTGTGAAAACATGGAATCTGCGAACAAAGTGGTGGATGCGTATATCATTCAGTTCAAGGATGATATACGTCAAAAGATGACTACCTTGGAGCTCATCACCAAGGAAACTTCCGACGAGAAACGTGACCAGGTTCGTGAACTCTTGGAGTTCATTTACGAGTATCCAAAGTTAGTATTAACTAAGCAAGATTTGACATCAACCAAGTCAAAAAAACCTGCACCTGCTTCAGATGCTGCTGCTTCGGTCACCAATGTAGTAACTTCTATTACTTCATCCGTTGTTATTCCAGACGACCAGATTTGTCTGGCTAAACGTTCTGACGGCGTTCAATGTACACGCAAAAAGAAGAAGAACTGTGACTATTGTGGTACACATGCCAAAATTGAACAGGTACAGGCAGAAAATTCACGTATCAATGCGTCCGTGTCCTCCACCCAAAAAATGGAAATATCTGCCGAGGACATTGACGGAATCATTTACTACATTGATAAATATGACAATGTCTATCACACTGAAGATATCATGGATGCTAGAGAGAATCCACGCATTATCGCTAAAGCGGTAAAAATGGGTGACAATACGTACAAGATTCCCGATTTCATGGTGTGATGTCTCTTTATACGGGTCCCGGCCCGGGACCAATTCCTGGTCCTTCAAGAGAAATATTTTCGGTTATTTTACGCACAATTGTTTCTTTGGTGACCACCTTCCGGTTACCTAAAATAAAGTTATTTAGCTCATTTACTTTCTCAGAGTCGCCCTGGTAGTAGGTGGATAAAACCTCCAATAAGACGCTTTTGGTGATGGGTTGCTTGACATTTTTTTTCTTATAAAGTATCTGACCATTGTTGATGTCAAAACAGTCTATTTGATTATTACGCATGATGTCTATTAGCAACTGAGAAACGCGTTTTTTCTCTGTTTTACGCTTATGCATTTCTTGTTGCAGCGTGCGCATTTCATTGTCAATCTTAACCCACTCTTTAATGATAGAAACTAGCTGATCTTTATCCATTTCTATACCACTATAGTATAATTTTTATGCCCCTATAGTACAAATTACGGGGATGATGCGACAATTAAATTTGACTATAAATCCGGGTAGGAATTATGACCCGGTACCTTCATCACCAATGTTGAACGGTTCATCGGTGGTGGCGGCCATGCCCTTTTCCAAGCGTAAATTTTCGTCCATCACATTGTCGTCACAACCCATCAGTTTCAATACTCGTCCCGTCATTCAGCCACCCCAACCTCGTCCTGCGGCCATACATTCCTATACCAGGAATGTGCGGCATGTGGCCGAAGCGAACCCAATCAATGTGGATCATGCCGCAAAGATGGTATGGGGGAAACCTACCTGGTATTTATTGCATACCATGGCCGAAAAAATCCGGGCCGATTTTTTTGCGGCAAACCGTTCGGAAGTGTTGCAGACGATTTATACGATTTGCATTAATTTGCCATGCCCAACGTGTTCGGGACATGCCAAGGAATATTTGACCAAGAACCAGTTTTTCCAGGTACGCACCAAGGATGAATTGAAATCGTGCCTGTATCATTTTCATAATGCGGTCAATGCACGCAAGGGAGTGCGAATTTTTCCTGCCGAACAGCTTTCTCAGTACAGTCAAGCGATCCCTGCTCAAGTCGTGGAACAGTTTCTAATAGCGTATAGCCGAAAAAGTAAAAATATACGGTTGATTGCAGACGACATGCACCGTCAATCTGTGACGGCGCAGATCAGAACATGGTTCCAGCGTAATATTCAATATTTTGACGGAGCTTTCTCTCAGTTTCCGTGAAGACCGATTTTTAGACCCGACGCCTTATGACTGCTTGGTGGAATAGACGCCATTCAAATTCCGGCATCTGTAAATGGTTTTGGAGGGTTTGCTGCAAACATCCACGTTGGTAAGGCTCGTGTATTGGAAGCGCGGTTCTTTGGTCCACCGAATCAAGTAGGTCCATGCAATGCCGCTACAGACACCGATGACCACGGACACCCACATATATATGAACCGGTTGCATGAATTGGACGCTAGCCAAGCGATTTCAAAGACAGTTAAAAAGAAGAAAAGCACCAAGGAGGTCCAGTTTTGTTGCAAAGAAATCAGCGCATTGTTGTAGGTGACCGGAGGGGCCACAAACGATGTGAACAAATAAGAAAAGGTGTAACTGTACAACAAGACGTTGAGAGGAATTTGCGAAAAGGGACGCACCACCCCACCGCTTTCAATCGGAACGGTGCCCAAGTACATGGTATTGCATTTATAATTTTGACCCATTTGGTAGTCGTCGCCCATACCGACCGAAAGAAATTGACCTATCGTGCTGGCAATGAGGGATGCCAAGAAAAGTCCGATGATGTAGACGAACCCTCGCGGGTCCAAATTAAAAAAGGACTGCAGTAAGAAAAATGATATCACAATGATTGGTGCTAAACGAAATATCAAATACAAGACATTGAATACGTTGTATTGTTGGCTCATGATGTTTACCCTCTTGATAATATATACGCACAAAATAATACCGTTTTGTGCCAAGACAATATAGTACCTATAGAAGGGGTGTTCTGGTGATAGAACAAACGTAAAGACAATATGATATGTATATTATCAATGGGTATCCCGGCATATTTCTCGTACATTATCAAGTCGCACATCCATATTCTGTTGAATTTATGTACACTGAAGAAGACGACACAAATTCAACACTTGTACATGGATTGCAATTCCATCATCTATGACGTGTATCGTGAGTGTCTCGTTAGTGACCCTAACCCGTCTTTTGATACGATTGTTCATGCCGTGATGCTGTATATTATTTATGTGGTGAAGACGATTTCTCCATCTAAAACGGTCTTTGTTGCTTTTGATGGGGTGGCTCCGATAGCCAAGATGAAGCAACAAAAAATGCGGCGTCTACGGGCAGAGATGGATGCAGCAACCACAATCATTTCGGGAACCGGGTTTCGTACAACCATGATCACACCAGGAACACGGTTCATGAAACATTTATCCCAGCAACTCCATTGTTTGCAGGCGTTGTTATCCTCTTATCCGACAGTTGTCATTTCTGGTCCAGACGAAGTGGGTGAAGGAGAACATAAAATGTGTGCGCACATGCGCGCACACGGTGACCTCAACGATACTGCGGCCATCTATGGACTGGATTCGGATTTGATCATGCTCTCACTCTATCATCTCCATCTCTATAAAAACATCTATGTGTTTCGGGAAGCCCCTGAGTTTTTCCGGTCAAAGATTCCCATCAAATTTGAAAACCCCAAAGACCCGTATTTTATAGATATTGCTGCATTTACCTATTCCATTTCCCATGAAATGGTGCATGGCTCCGGTAAACTGTCGGTTCGCGATACCTACTGGAACTATGTGTTTTTGTGTTTTTTGTTGGGTAACGACTTTTTACCGCATTTTCCGGTCATCAATCTGAGAACCAATGGTATCCAGGTCGTGATGGATACATATTTTCATATGCCGGAGCCTTATGCCCGCATGGTGGTATGGGAACCGACGCAGGTGGCACCGCGAATAAGATGGGATGCTTTCGGCGTGTTTCTGGGTAGACTGGCTGCGATAGAGCACGAATTGTTGATGCAGGAATATGCGATACGTGAGAAGCAAACCAAGCGGTATTTTCCAGAGACCACTCCCGAAGAGCGAGAGGTGTCACTGTTGCATGCACCCATTCAGTTACGAGGACAAGAATTGTATATTTCACCTGGAGAGGCAGGATGGGAGACGCGATATTACAAGGTATTGTTTCATTGGAAACGGCCTTCTGAATCCGATATCCGGAGCGTCTGTATGAATTATTTGGAAGGATTGGAGTGGGTATTCAAGTATTATACCACAGGGTGTCCCCACTGGAAGTGGAAATATGCCTACGACTATCCGCCGCTTCTGAAGGATTTGTATAAGCATGTACCAAGTAATTCATCGTATGAATTTTTTACGAATACCGAACAAACCACACCTTGTACGATGGATGAACAGATGCGGTTCGTGTTACCGGCCAGTATGAAACGAAGCGAAGGATGTATTACCGATGAAGAGTATGAAGAAGAAAAAAAGGCCGGACAACATCACACCATGCAATGGGCTTTTTGTAAATATATGTGGGAATCGCATATAGTGCATTAAGTCAGGTGCAGAGATTGCATCAAGGTAAAGTAGGAGGACAGAAGGATGGAAGTAAAGTTACGTAGGGACATACCTCCGTAGAATATGAGCCACTGTGAAGCAACGCAGTAAGGAGAGGATGCTAGTAAATAGGCGTGGACTAGACCAAACCGGTACCAGTCGTCCGGCGTACAATATATGGCATGAAATCGGGATGAAAAGTAATAGAGGGATGTCCATAACAAGAACACTATGACAGAACGTCGTGTAAAACAGTATATATGTTGTTTGAGTTGCATACAAACCTTGAAATAAACCTAGACGGTGATAAAAATGTAATCAATTTTTATCACATCATAACTAAGAGAAGATGGAAAAGATAAAGGTATGTTCGGTGGGATGGTAGAGATTGCGCAGATGGTCAGAAAGGAAATGTGTTTGATGGATTTTGAACAGGGAAGTATATTCAGGCACCGGGCATTCGGATAAAACGTGTGTGTACAAATAAGGATGTAATTCTTCGGCCTGGGTCCAACGCGTCCGAAGAAAGAAGACAGACAGAATCCGATGAAGACAAGAAGAAGATATTTTATGCTTGCGATGCAGTTCTACTGCATAACATTGTATGTCCCAAAAGGTTTCATATGCAATTGAAAAGGGTTGAGACAACTCTTTGCCTTCTACCACAGCATGAAACTGGTCTCGCCAGTCCTTGTCACGGTTGTCGTCTTTGTTCGGTTGCATGTCTTGGTACAAATGATTTTGTATCAATTCAAAAACGGAAAAAAGCGATTCAATTTTTGCGAATGACATCAGTGATGCGACGGTACGAAGATATGTGGAATGAAGTGTTGCTGATGCGGGTGCAAGGGATGGAAGTGGGAAAGGGAATGGAACACAAGGAGTTGAGAGAAGGAATGCGTG